TGTTGATGTTATCATTGAAAAATGGAACAAAGCAAATCCAACGGTTCATCCGCAAATGTCAAGAAAATTGCTTGCGGAAAAATTGGGCGTTACGCCGCAATTGTTCACGGATTGGAAAAGCGGCAAAGTTCCAAATGTTGTTCAAAGACTTCAAATGTTGATGGAAATCGGAAATTGTAAATTGAACGAATTTGTTTCAAATGAAAAATAATGAATCAAAAAAATATTCAAAATTTGATATTTTTTGCATCGTGTGGATCGTGTTGGCCGTTTTATATTTTGGCCACGGAATTATAAAAACAATCTTAAAAAATTATTAAAATGGAAAATGTAAAAAAAACATCATCGGAAATTCAATCTTATGATTTACTTGAAGAATTGCCGAATTTGCAAGGTGCAAAGATTTTGCCAATTGATTTAACCAGCGAATATTGGACGCCGGAAAAAGAGGGCGAAACAAAATTGTGTTTCTTCCAAGACATTAAAAGTTCAAGTTATACCGATGAACAAACTGGCGAAACAATCGAACTTCCGTGCATCATATTTTTAGAACAAAAAGAAACCGGCGAATTGAAAACATTCCGAAATGGTTCAAAACGATTAGTTGCATCATTACAAAGTGCTATGAATTCCGGAAAAATAGTTGCCGGCACACCGTTAAGAATTGAATATTTGGGAAAACAAAAGAATTCAACTAATGCTTTTAAATCGGATATTTGGAGTGTGAAACCGTTAATCATTCAAGATGATGAAGCCAAAGAAAAAGAACTTGACAAATTGTTTTCGGAAAAAGAAACATTGATTCCGGCCGATGATTTTGAACACATCAAAAGAATCATCGAAAACAAAGAAATCACATCGTATGATAAAACATTAAAATTTTTAAGAAACTTATAAAAACATTAAACTCGTGGGAAATTTATCAAACATTAGAATTGGAAGATGCACATCAAGCGATATTGTCGCATTGACATCAAACGGAAGAAGCAAAGGCGAACCAGGCGCACCATTTTTCACATACGTTGAAGAATGCAGAATGGAAAGATTTTTTAAACAACGACTTGAAAACAGTGTTGAAGTAATGGCGTTTTCGTGGGGCAAACTTTGCGAAAAAATTGTTCACGATTCATTGGGTTTTAAATATCAATTTCAATCCGATGTAACATTTGAACACCCGAAATTTCCGGAATGGGTTGGAACGCCGGACGGAAAAATTGAAGTTGACAAAAAAGTTGATACAATCACGGACATAAAATGTCCATTGACACGAAAAGCATTTTACAACTTGGTTAAAGATTTGTATGATTTTGACGGTTTGAACGTTTCTAAGAAGAAAACAATCAACGGAAATGAAATAATACAATCAATCCGAAAACAATCAAAAGAGGGCGAAAAATACTATTGGCAATTAGTGAGTAACGCATCAATATTAAAAGCACGTTATGCCGAATTGATTGTGTTTATGCCATATTATGAAGAATTGGAACAAATCAAATTGTATAACAGTCAACTTGCGGAACCGTTTTGGTTAGTTGGTCGTGCAAAAGAAGATGAGTTGCCATATATTTATAAAGAATCTGGAATTCAAAACATCAATGTCATTCGTTTTGAAGTTCCGGTTGAAGACAAAATGTTTCTTGAAAATCGTGTTAAATTAGCGATTGAACTTATAAATAAATAATTGATGATTTTACAAAAAATACTTGGACAAAGTGCGTTTTGGATAGTCAACAAAGAAATTGCAAAAAATATCGGAATAGAACCAGCCGTTTTGTTGGCCGATTTAATTGACAAACATTCTTATTTTGAAACAAGAAATGAACTTGATGATGACGGTTATTTTTATAACACATCGGAAAACATAGAATCATCAACATCATTGAATTATCACGCACAAAAACGATGTTTAAAAATATTGAATGATGTCGGATATGTTGAAACTAAGTTGAAAGGAATTCCCGCAAAACTACATTTCAAAGTTGTTGAAAACAAGATTTTAATATTTTTAAATACTGGGATTCAAACAAATTCAAAACAAGAAAAAGAAATAGTTCAAACAAATAATAATAAATCAAATAATAATAAAAATGATAATAAAGAAATATCATTGTTCCAAGAATCGGAACCGACATTGTTTGAAGAAATTGATTTACCAACGATTCCAGATGATGTGATTAAATACTTGAATGAAAAAAGAGGTGGCCAAGGTTTTAAATTGACAAACGGAAATTTAACACCAATAAAAGCCAGAATAAAAGAAGGATTCAAAATTGATGATTTTAAAAAAGTCATTGATGCTGCAATAATAAAATGGTCAAATGATGAAAAAATGAAAAAATACATCCGGCCAGAAACATTGTTTGGAAATAAAATGGATTCATATTTGGTTGAATCAACCGATATAATTCAAAATTCAACATTAACAACCGGATCAAATAATTTTGTATTTGCACCGTCCGATGAACCAAATTTGAAATAAAATGAAAGATTCGTATAAAAGATTTATTAATGAAGCTGAAATGTTTTTTGTTAAAAAATTCATTACATCGCCAACAATTGAAAAAACATTTACATTTTGTTTGGATGTGATTTATAATTTCAATAATGATCCCGAAGTTGATTATAATCGTGGGATAATTGCATTCAACAAAAAATATGGTGTCGGTAAATCATTTTTTTTCGATGTTGTTCATCATCGACATTTCAGAATAAGAAACCAATATATTTTCAAAAAAACAAGTGCAAAAGAATTGGTCAATGTTTTCAAAGAAAAAGGCGAAGCAGAACTTTTGGAATTCATAAAAGTAAAAAATTTATTTATTGATGACATAGGCGATGAAGGCGATGACAAATTTTTTTCGCATTACAACAACAAAATGAATGTCATTCGATTCGTATTATTAAAACGTTATGAATGGTGGGTGTCGAAAGGATTTCGCACGTTTGGAACAACGAATTTGACAATTGAAGAAATCGCAAAAAATTATGACGGCCGTGTTGCTGATAGATTTATGCAAATGGTATATTTTGAACATTTCGATTTTCTTGAAACTGGTTCATTCCGACAAATTAAATCAACACGAAAATTGACACAACAAGAAATTCAAGAAAATTGGAAAAAACTTGAAAAACCAAAAGTCGAAGAAAAAATTGATGTTGTTGCATTTATGAATGATTTGTTGATAGAATCCGATGATTATTTGCAAAATATGGGCGAAGTCGCTTGGTCATTTGTGAAAAAATTTATGTTGGAAAACGAATATTTAAAAACAACCGATTTTGATGAAATTGATGATGCGATGTTTGATGCGGCACGTTCATTGGAAAAAAAACAAATTCGTGAATCAATTTCAGTCTTGATGAAAAGTTGCATCCCGGTTGTGCGTGAAAACAAACGTGAAGAAAAATATAAAGAAATCACACGTGATTCAACGATGAACATCGCACAAAATGTCATCACAAAAAGAAAGTTTCTTGAATTAAGAAATGACAAAAATTTTAAATTCAAATCAAATGGATGATATTTTATTTCACGAAATGTTCCGTGATCCGCCGACTAAATATGAAAAGATTAACAAAAAAATCAAACTTGATTCAAAAGGAAAATTGATTGAAAAAGATGTTAATTATTTGACCGCAAATATTTTTTATGATGGTACACATTGGGCTATAAAATCAAAAGTTGTCAATTTCGCTAAAGAATGGATGATGCAACACATTCAAGAAATTCCAAAAATTGAAAAATGCAAAATCGAAATCACATATCATTTCCCGACCGACAATTTTGATCTTGACAATAAAGTTTATTTTTGGACTAAAATTTTGCTTGACTTAATGAAAACACCATCATCAAAACAAATTATCAATGCCGAAAAATATGACAATGAAATTAAAACAATCAATGTTTTAAAAGATGACACGGTTCGATTTGTTGATGAAATCAATATGAAATATAAAAAAGGTTATCCCGCAATTGAATTGAAAATTATTGGACGCCTGGAGCAAACACAACAATCTTTATTTTAAATTTATCGTAAATACATTTTTTTATTTACATTTGCCAAAACAAAA